CAAAAGCAACATTGTACGAACCATTAGAGAAGTTGTTAGAGAAAGCCCCAAGAGCAGAATTACGTTGGCCAGCAACTACCTGATCGTTAGCAGAATACCCAACCCCAGTGTTGTACTCTCCATCAGCATTGTAGTTAGCCCTGACACCAAGCCCAGTAGAACCATTCGAAGTAGCGTATTGTCCAGCCTGGGAGCCAACATATGTGTTTGCGGTGAGGGTGTTACTAAGTCCAGCTGAGAAACCAATAAAGGTGTTTGTGGTACCATTGATATTTGACTTGCCCGCTTGGTATCCAAAGGTCGTGTTTTGTTGTCCAGTTGTGAGAGATTGTGAAGCCTGATATCCAACTGCTGTGTTACTAGCACCAGTAGTCAATGCAGTTAGTGCCTGGTATCCGACGGCAACTGTGTTGGAGAAGGTTGAGTTGTACGCCTTCCCCGTGTTTGCGCCAAGCAAAACGTTGTAATCCCCGTTAGAGTTAGCTCCAGCTGAGTAACCAAGAGCGGTTGAATATTCCGTGCCAAACCCCTTTAAAGCATTCCATCCAACGCCTGTGTTGTAATCCCCTCCTGTGTTTCCATTACCAGCTTTATGCCCAACGTAAGCGTTGGCCTGGCCGCTGGTATCTCCAGCTTGGTTACCAATAGCGACAGTTTCTGCTTTATAGGTAGTCGCACTACTTAATGCCTCTCTACCAACCGCAACACAACGGACGGTGTTTGTTTGTACTGCGCCGCCTGCCAAATACCCAATAAAAGTATTGTCAACACTTGTTGTTAATGTAGCCCCAGCCTGATACCCAACCGCCGTATTACCAGTGCCTGTAGTCAACGCGGTTAAAGCTTGGTAGCCTACTGCTACTGTGTTTTCGTAAGTTGATGTGCTTTGTACCCCTTGGGCGGCGCCGTATCCAATAGTTACATTATTGCTTCCAGTCGTGTTTATACCCGCGTTTCTTCCTACTACGGTACTGTTAGAGCCTGTGTTTCTTTGACCAGCTTGTGGCCCAACAAAAACATTGCTACCCGCTGTTGTGCCTGCAAATTGACCAGCCCTCCACCCTATAGTTACAGAGTTGCTCCCCCCATTAATACCAACACTACTAACTGCGTTTCTACCTATAATTACCCCGTAAGTTACATTAGCTCCAGCGCCAGCATCATCTCCTATTACTACTGACGATGTGCCCGCTCCAGCGGAAGCAGTAGCTCCTATTACTACTGATCCTGTACCACTTGTTAGTTTTAAATTACCAGTAATTTCTACATCTCCAACTACATCAAGAGGCTGACTCGGTGTCGCAGTACCAATACCTACATTACCCGTGTTGTAATATATATCGCTGCCTGTAGTGGTCCACTGAGAGCTACCTCCTCCCCCAGATGGTGTAGCGAAGATTAAGTCTCCGTTAGCATCAACTTCAAGCACTTGACCAAGCGTACCTGTAGCCGTTGGGAAGGCGTAACCAGTGGAGGATGGGTCGTTGACTTGCAGCGTACCGTTTACTCTCAGGATATCATTATCAAACTCACCGTAAATCAGTGGGGTAGTAGAGTTTGAGTTTTCTATATAGAGCTTGTGGGTTCCAGTTTCTTGGTTTCCCGCCTGATGACCAATCATAACGCTATCATGGTTAACGTTAGTGCCCCCTGCGTCTTTGCCTATAAGTACTGCTCTCTGAACAGTGGCAAAGTGATCACCCGCGCTATAGCCAATAACAGTTGAAAAAGCGCCTCCTCTAGCAGATTGCCCTACAGCAGTTGATTGAGAGCCATTTGCATTAGAGGCTCCACCAAAAGCAGCTGCCTCGGAGCCCGCACTTGCTCTATTTCCGACTACGGTACTATTAGTTAAAGCAGTTTTGGAGTTGTTAGCCCACATTCCTATAGCTAAAGCACCATAATCTCCGCTAACACTCGTTAGATTTTCTAGAGCTCTATCTCCAACAGCCACTACATTACTCCCAGTTGTTAATTGATAAGCAGCTTGGTTACCCAAAAGGGTTATTCTGCTATTTGTACTTAAAGCAGCCCCCGCTTGATACCCAACTGCCGTGTTTTCAGTACCTGCAGTAAGTGCTGTAAGAGCTTGATATCCTACAGCTACAGAAGGGTTTGTGGCTGCTCCGTTTCCAGATTGATACCCTATAGCCACACCTCCTACAGCATTGCCAGGGGCGGCACCTTGGCCGACTGCTACTGTTTGAGATATAACACTGGTATTTCCAGAGGTGCTTCCAGCGCCACGACCTATCCATATGTTGCCCCCCTGTCCTCCGTGATATCCAGCTGTGTCCCCAATAAACACATTAGAGCTAGAGTTGTCAAACCTACCAGCTTGATGTCCAACACCTACATTATATCCATTGCCGTTTCCAGTATTGGAGTTTCCAGATAGCCGTCCTATCCAAACAGATGAAGCTGGGTTGCTACCACTATTTCTTGGCCCAGCTTCATCACCAATAGCAATGATGTCATAGGTGTAGGCTCTTGCGTCATGGCCGATCGCTATAGACCTAGCGTTATTAGCTAAAGCGTCGGTACCAATAGCTATAGATTGACCGCCAATTGCGCTTGCGGCGTATCCAAGGGCTGTGTTGTCTGAAGCTGTAGTTAATGTACTCGAAGCCTGATAACCCACAGCCGTATTACCAGCACCAGTAGTCAGCGCTGTAAGAGCTTGATAACCGACGGCTACTGTGTTGGAGAAGGTGGAGGTTCCTGAGACGCCGACAGCAGCATTCGAACCAACTACAGTGTTGTACCCACCAGTGCCAGCGTTTTGTGCCGCCTGGTGGCCAATTAAAACGTTGTTTGTGCCGCTCGCAAACTCACCCGTTTGATAGCCAGCGTAGACGCCTTGAGAACCGCCTGATTTGTTGGCAAAATGACCTATAGAGGTTGTATACGCGTTACTTCCAGCATATGATGCTTGCCACCCCACAGCAACAGACCTATCACCACTTGAAAGTCTATTTGCATTAAAGCCGATACCTATATTAAACTCGCCGCTATTATTATTTAAGGAGTAATAACCAATCGCCACCTGACCAGCACCGTTTTTTCCTGATTTATTACCAATATAAACCGATTGAGATGCCGTAGTCGCGGCATCTCCTGCGCTATATCCAATGAATGTATTATTACTGGTAGTAGTTGCGTTTTGTCCAGCGAGTGCGCCAATAAATAGGTCTGACCCAGAGCCAGCTTTTAATCGACCGTTAATCCTGACATCACCATCTACATCCAGTGTCTCACTCGGTGTCGCAGTACCAATACCTACATTACCTGTAGTGTAGTAGATGTCGCTACCAGAGGTTGTCCATGGGGAACCAGACCCTGGAACCCAATTCGTCCCATTCCAAACAAGCGTATCGTTCGTGCTTGGGGCCGCGCTGGTGGTGTCTACATCACTTAAAGCGTCAATTGATTTATTACCAAAGGCTGTGTCGAAATCGCTCTGACTGAAGCTATCACCTGGTTCCCACTGAGATCCATCCCAAACGAGTGCCTGGCCCGTGAGTGGAGCAACAGTTGTAGTGTCGACATCATTCAGGTCATCAATACTGGATGTCGTGATGTCACCTGGGATACCCTGAGGCCCCTGTATACCCTGTATACCCTGTGGGCCCTCTGGACCAACCTCACCCTGAATCCCCTGTATACCTTGATCACCCTGAGGGCCAGTAGCCCCAGTAGCCCCAACGGGGATGGAGAAATCAAACACAGCAGCCCCACTTGTACCAGAGTTAGTGACTATAACTGAACTCCCCTCAGCCCCAGTGGATACGGTACCAACTGCAATTGTGGCCGCATCTCCCGTGGCCCCAGTAGGGCCCGTTGGGATGGAGAAATCAAACACCGCATCCTTCGTGGTGCCGCTATTCACTACAGCCGCAGGAACCCCCTCGGCCACAGTGGTAACCGTACCCGCCGTGATGGTAGCTGCATCCCCCTTCTGACCCTTCTCAGTTACTGTAACCGAGGAGGGAGATGGGACTGTTATGTTTACTTGACTGTCGGATGGTTGGGTTACTGTTACTGTTGCCATTATACTGCGGTTGAGATATCCTCCTTAACTGTGAAGTTCCCTCTAAGGATCGTGGTTACTTTAGAGAATCCATTAACAAGAACCTTATACTGAAGGTCATAAACAAACCTCCCAACTGGGAGTTTAGAGGTGGAATCGGCGCTGGCCCTGAGAACAATATTACCTAAATCATCAGCATCCTCGAACACAAATATTGGCGCATCCGCCTGCTTCGTCTCGGACACACCTTTCGTCTCTGATTCATTAAGAGCAGATGCCGCAATAAGTGTTCGCGACTGAGGTGTGGTAACTTGAGTGAGTGATTGTTGCTGAGTTGCTGGGGTCTTCACCTGTATGATGAACTCATACTCATCCGTCAGGAGCGGTAGGTTATCACCAGCACTATCCTTCAGGTTAAGGAATAACTCAAATGAGTCCCCCCTTTTACAGGAGATATCCAGTCTCTCAGATACGTCTAAGTTTGCTTTCTGAGCCATATTACATTAATTGATTCATTGGTTGTTCTAACTCCCCCCTTTGCCCCTCCCTCTGAGCAATCAACTTACTCTGCTCAACAGCCTGCTTCTTAACCCGAACGTCCTTGCTATTCTCCTTAAACACCTCAATCTTCTCCTTAAAGTCCTGATCATCGGATCGCATGCCGAGAAGGGCCTGTGCCTTAATCATCTCAATCTCCTTCCTGTACTCATGCTTCATCTGCTCTAGCTGAGCCTCCAGCTGAGCCTCCAGTTGCATCCTCTGAGCCTCCAGCTGAGCTTGAGCCTGAAGCTCCTGCATCTTGGCCTGAGAAGTAGCCTGGGCTGAGGCCTGCTGAATCTGAGCCTGCTGCTGAGAGTTCTGCATGGCAATTTGTTGATTACGTGCCATTCGCTTCTTCCTGCGAACCACCAGGAGTCGCTCAGCCTGATTAACGTCCTTAAGCTGTCTGATGGCAATAGCATCCTCAATATCAAGCTCCTTCTGCTGAATGGACATTTGTATGTTCTGCTCCAGGTAGGCCCGATCCTGATCCTCCATCTCCTTCACCACCTGAACACCGAAGTTGTACATGGGGAGGTTACTGAATGAGGAGAGCACAGCCATATTCTCCTTACCAACAGCATTTGCGTAGATATTGAAGAGAACAGAGTCTGGTGGTATAATCTGTAAGCACTTAACGATATCCTCGCAAACCCTCTTGAAGAGCACCATGGAGGCATTCGTGATGTCGTAAATGGCATTATTCCCAGCTGCAATGGCTTGCTGCTGAACCCCCACGAGTGTATCACCCTTAGGGGTGGAGGCATCCATCATCTCATTAACCCCTGTGGCATCACGAATCATCCTTAAGTAATGATTATAGAGACCAATAAGCTCGTTTATGTTCCTTATAGTATTCCCTATTTCTCTCACAGGAGGGTTCTGGAATCCACCCTCTGGGTTCTTACTTCTGTAATAGAACACCCCAGTTTGCTCGTAAATATCATGAAGCTCCAGTGGCTGAAGCTCCCCACCCTTACCAAGCTGAACATTCTCCAACCCCTCAATATCAATGATCAATCCATCTGGCTTTGCCTTAGCAATAGCCTGCTGAATCTTCAAGTGCGTGAGCTGAAGCATGTCCGCAAACCCAACACATGAATCCACCATGGATTTCGGCATCATAGATCTGAGGTTGGTTGAGACCACAGAGTATGACATACGAGCCTTGGAGATATCCTGAAGGTTCTTAGGTGTGTTCTTTGCTCTACCGTAATTGAAGATGATATCACTACCCACCACATAGCTTCCAGCATACACGGTGTTCACCTCCATCTTGTGTGGGGTTCGCTGAAAAACACTGCCCTGCTTTGGCTCATAATCAAAGCCCTTCATGAAGAAGTTCGTGTTTCCAAACCTATTCTCCTTCTCCTCGAAGTAAATGCAATCCACAGATATGAACTCAAAATCAAGCACATCCAGCATGTACTCATCATACCCATACTCATTACGCTGTAATCGCCTGTTGTAACTTGATGTGTTCAGGAAGGCTGGGTCATTACCAAACTTATTCCTTACGCTTGTGGCGATATCCTTAAACTTCTCCTCATCCAGCTCATGACCAGCCAGACGCTTCAACTCGGCAATTGAGATGCGCTTAACGTGACCAGCATAGATGATATCCTTGAAGTTTGGGTCCTCTGTGTAGCTGTGTATAAAGTTGAGTGGATCCACGTACTCCACCTTAATCCCTTCATTGGGGTCGTTACTGCGCTTGGTTACTGCCATGCCGATAGCAACCAAGTCATTCACGCAGCGCCGAAGGGTGGTGTCATTGAAGTCATTCCATGAGAGCGTCATGTTGGTGCCAATCTGTGCTGCAATCTCAGCATCAGTTTTGACATTAGTCCCCATGAATATTTCCATCTCCTCCTCGCTCTCTGGGAGTTGATCGGGATCAATATCAATCACCATACCAGACTTCTCCTTCAGCTTCTGTAGCTGCTCCTTCGCCTGCATCTGACGCTCAATGCGTCTCTTCTTTCTGTTCTTATCTGATGATGATAGTGGATCAACAGCCTCCAGATTTGGGTAGGGGTCCCTGGAGAGAATCTTATTCACCACCACTCGAACAAACTTAGGCAGAATAGGAACTGGGGTGTAATCCAGATTCATTAAGCTACCATCCCCATCATTCGGGTCGAGAGATCTCAGAAGCTTCTTATATATGCCCGTGTCCTGTACACCATTAGCGTAATCTCTATTCTTCTCAAATTTAGAGGCCCTCTTCCCGAATAAAGAATTAGCCTCGGTAGCTTTTCCCCACTGAGACTCTATTGCTTTAGCATACTGCAACCCGTACTCCTTGCTCTCCTTCTTGGACACATCCGCCAAGGGGTCTGGGAAAGAAGTACCTTTCTTCTTAGTATTAATATTATCCATGGAAATATTTGCAGTCTACGCGTATTTTGCAAATATAGGAAATCCGCGCTAGACCTTATATCTCCTGAAAAACCGCTTCTCAGAGAAGTCCGCAATTGGTTTTTCTTTTTTATACTTCTGTGCCGCAAGCAGTGCCAAACCAGAACTAATGGTTAAGTCAAACTTTGTTCGCTTATCAATCTTATACCCAATCCAATCCTCAAGGGTTCGGTTAAAGTACATACTCCCCATCTCACCAGTTTCTAGATTAACCCCCACATGCTCATGTATGTAAGCCTCAATCGCATGGGCATGTGATTGAATAACATCCTGAGAGTTTGATGGTATGCCCTTGGTTCTTACGTTGGAGGTACTGGATGACTTCAAGTGTTCTGGTCTATCCATTAAGTACCCATCATAACCCCTTGATTCAAAGTACCTTGCGATGCCATACTTGTTGTTCTCTATAAGCAATGGGTAGCCATAATAGAAGGCGCACATGAGCACATCCTCATAGAATATGCTGGCTAAGTCAGGGCGTGATGCATACTCAACCACGAACATATTAGCTGGGGCATCCATACTGAACTTATTGTACATATGTAGCGCCCCCTTGGATCCTCTACCATCAACAGTTACATCCAGGTCATAGGAGTCAACCCCACCCACCCCAATGTGCTTATTTGGTGGTATCTTCTTACCCCTCTCCTCAGCCTTTTTATTTGCCAGATGATCTGGTGGTAGCCAGGCCACATGGAACCTACCATTTGGGTCTGGCGAGAACACCACCTCCTCATCCCTTCGCTTCCATATGAAGTTACCCCTAACAACTGGATTGGGGTAGAGATCATCATTGCTCTCAATCTGCTGGTATATCTTCCCGATATTAAAGAGAGCCCCATCAATACTATCCCTGAAGGCCTCATCCTCCGTGAATGGGAATTGA